TCGGTTGACAAAGTGATATAATTTGTCCAATGGCTCTTTTAGACTTTTTCATTCCAAAGACACCTGCCGCCGCTCCAATCGTTGATGCGGCATCTACTCCTGCTCCATTTAACAATACAGGAGCAATTTCACCTTTTGTATTTACACAATCAACTGCAACACGCGCACAGGCGATGGCGATCCCAACAATCGCACGCGCACGCGGAATTTTGTGCAGCACCGTCGCCAGTTTGCCAATGGAGCAATACTCAAAACTTAATGGCGCACATTTAGCAACTCCACATGTAATCAATCAACCTGATCCACGCGTTCCAGGTTCTGCAATTTACGCATGGCTTGCAGAGGACTTGTTATTTCATGGTGTTGGGTATGGTCAAGTTTTAGAGCAATATGGGGACACAGGTCGCGTGCGTTCATGGACTCGCGTTGCACCTGATCGCGTTACACAAAAGTTAAATCATCTACAAACTGAAATTGTTGGTTATCAAGTTGATGGATCAATTGTTCCAAATCAAGGAATTGGTTCTCTTGTTGTATTTTATGGATTAGACGAGGGTATTCTTAATCGCGCAGGTCGCACAATTCGTGCGGCACATGCTTTGGAGCAGGCTGCAGAAACATTTGCAAAAGAACCTGTTCCATTGCAGGTTTTGAAATCAAATGGCACAAACTTGCCAGCAGAGCGTATTGCAAAACTTTTAGAATCATGGCGCACATCTCGTTTGAATAAATCAACCGCGTTTCTTAATGCGGATGTTGAATTGCAAGCGTTGGGCATCGATCCAGCGAAACTCCAACTCAATGAGGCTCGTCAGTATGTCGCATTGGAATTGGCTCGCGCTTGCAACCTGCCTGCCTATTTTGTTAGCGCCGAAACAAACTCAATGACTTATTCAAACACAACATCAGAGCGCAGAGGCTTGATTGATTTCTCACTTCGTCCAATCTTAACTGCGATTGAACAACGCCTCAGCATGCCGGATTTTGTCGCTAGTACCACAGAAATTCGTTTTTCACTTGACGACTTCCTTCGCGGTAACGCTTTGGAACGCGCTCAGGTTTATCAAATTCTTAACACAATCGGTGCAATGTCAGTCGAGCAAATCAGAGAAGAAGAAGATTTAATCGACAATGGAGAAAGAGCATAAAATGAAAATAACAATGCCAGTCACACTCACTGCATCCGATGCTGAATCACGCATCATTGCAGGTCGCATAGTTCAATGGGATGCGGTTGGAAATACATCAGCAGGGCAGACAAAGTTCTTGCCTAACTCGATTGAATTTAGTAACGACACAAAACTTGTTTTAGAACATGAGCAAACAAAGCCAATTGGCAAACTTGTTGAATGGTCACAGGATGATTCAGGAATCACTGCTTCATTTAAGATTGCAAAAACAACTGCAGGCAATGATGCACTCGAGGAGGCTGCAACAGGGCTTCGATCAGATTTTTCAGTTGGTGTCCAGGTAAATGACTGGTCAAATGACAATGGAGTTATGGCAATCTCAGCAAGTTCTCTTGTTGAAGTTAGCCTTGTTACATCAGGCGCAATTCCAGGCGCTGAAGTGCAGAAAGTTGCTGCAGTAGATACACCCGAAGTTTCTGAGGAATCTCAGGAAGTAACACAATCCAATCCCGAAGGAGAACAAGTGTCAGACACTACCGTTCCAGAAGCATCTGCCGCAGAAACGGTAGAGGCTGCTAAGGTTGAAGTAAAGGCTGCAACAGCACCTTACATTTCAACAACTGTTCGCAATCCAATCGTGGACAAGGCTTCATTCTTGGAGCACTCAGTTCGCGCAAAGATGGGTTCAGAGGAATCTCGCATGTTCGTTGCAGCAGCAGCGGATGTTACAGATAACGCAGGACTCGTCCCAACTCGTCAACTTACAGAAGTTATCAACGGAATCTCAAATGCAGATCGTCCATTGATTGACTCAATTTCTCGCGGTGCTCTACCTGATGCAGGTATGACATTCGAGATTCCTAAAATTACTGTTGCTCCAACTGTTGCAATCGCAGCAGAAGGTGGAACACCATCAGAAACAGATCAGAACGCAGCGTTCGTTTCTGTTGATGTTAAGAAGTTCATCGGTCAGCAAACATTCTCACTAGAATTGCTAGATCGTTCATCACCTGCTTTCTTTGCAGAACTCGTACGCCAAATGGAATACGCCTATGCAAAGGCAACAGATGCTGCAGTTGGTTCAGCGCTAATCGCAGGCGGAACAGATGGCGGAAACCGCACTCTTACAACTGGCGCATTAGCAGCAGACTTTGTTGCAGATGCAGCAGTTTCAATTTACACAAACACTCTCGGATTCGCGACAAACATCGCAGTATCACCTGAGCAGTGGGGTGTTTTGATGGGACTCGTAGATTCATCAAACCGTCCAATTTTCACACAGACAATCAACCCTCAAAATGCAGGCGGAGATTTAACTGCAACTGCCGTTCGCGGTAATTTGCTAGGACTCAACCTTCGCGTTGCTCGTAACCTTTCAGGTACAGGTGACAACTCAATGATCATCATCAATCCTGATGCTTACACATGGTATGAGTCACCTCGTCTATCACTACAGACAAACCTTATCTCAACAGGTCAGGTTCAAGTTGGTTACTACGGCTACGGCGCAGTTGCAACAAAACTTGGTGCAGGCGCTTACCGTTACATGGTTGCATAGTCACAAACTAATCATGAGGGGGAGGTTGCTCCCGATCTCCCCCTCAGCCGTTTAACAGAGAGGAACACTAATGGCATCGATCGTCACAGTTGCAGAACTGCGTTCAATTCTTGGAGTTAGTGTTTCTCTCTACTCGGATGCTTATTTAACGGATGTCATTGACACTAGCGAAGCAGTAATTTTGCCAATGCTTGTCAAGTACGCATCGCCAATTCAAAAAGTCCAACTCAGCGGCAATGTCGCAACTTATGTAGTAGTTGGCAACAACATTTTTTCAGAGGGTCAAAGCGTTGTAATTACAGGATGCGGTTCACCTTTTAACGGAACATTTACAATCTTAGAATCAAGCAACATAGACTTTGACGATGTTATTATTAACTCAAACCAACGCATTTTTATTGATGGGGTTTATTCAGATTTCAATGCTTTCTTTACCGTTAGTATCACCAATGCAGACATTCCTGAGCGTAATGTTATCCCATCAGGACTTGCCACCCTTTCAGGTGCAGCAACTTATGTTGGTGTGCCAGCAGTCGAGTCTGCCGTTTTGGCAGTTGCAGTCGAAGTGTTTCAATCCCGAATTGCTCCAGGTGGACAAATCGAGGGCATAGATTTTACAACAGTTTCACCTTATAGACTCGGGCGGTCACTATTCAACAGAGTTTCAGGGTTGCTCGGTCAGTACCTTGATGTTGAAACAATGGTGCAGTAATGCCCGCATCAACAATTCTTTCTTCAGTCAGACAACCTTTGGCAAACGCTCTTAGCGGCGTGGCAGCAAATGTCTATGCTTATGTCCCTGAAGCGCCTCAAGTTCCCTTTTGCGTGAATGTTCCCGATTCACCGTATCTAGAATTACAGACAATTAACAAGTCAACCCTGCATGTCAAGATCAATTTGGTCATTTCAGTTGCGGTTGCTTACAACTCCAATCCAGCATCCCTGGACAATTTGGAGCAACTAATCATGAGTGTCCTCGCCGTTATCCCTGTTGGGTACACGATCGAGGCGGTTGAAAAACCTACAGTTACTCAAGTCGGTCCATCAAATTGCTTGGTGTCCGATGTTCGAGTTTCCACTTACTACACACAAACAACCTAAGGAAAAAAAATGGCAACCACAGTAATCACAGGTCGCGATGTTTCTTTGTCTTTCACAGGTGGAACAGACATCGATGCTCAAGCGACATCAGCAGTTCTAACAAAAACAAATGTTCGTGAAACCTATCAAACACTTGATGGCGAAGCGTATAAGACAGTTAATGTTGAAGGTACATTTGCACTTGAAATGCTTGCAGACTGGGGCAAAACTGACTCAGTATGCGAGGCACTTTGGGCAGCAGCAGAGTCAGCACCTGACACAGACATCACAATTTCATTGACTGCAGCAACTGGAGCAACTTTCTCATTCCCAATCAAGCCTGAATTTCCAACCGCAGGTGGAGCAGGAACAGATGCTCAGACTGTATCATTTACATTCAAAGTATCTAAGGGCGCAGTAACAGAAAC